CTATTAGAAATATCAATAAAGAGTTCATTTCGAATAATGTAACCAAAGGAAAAGGCAATATTGAGTTGTATTTTGATGTTCAAACAGATACGGGAACCAATTCCTATAAAATTGTAAGACAAGTTAAGCCTACGAAGTGTGAACTCTATAAATTAGGAGATACGGAAGAGGATATTTCCAAGGATTCTATAGCGAATACCAACAAATATATTTGTGATCTTATCGGTTCCAATTCTGTTATGTGTAAATCATGCGATATTTTATCTTTAAGTGATAATGTTCCATTCATGGCCAAGAAACCAGAGGATAAGCGCAAGTTTATTGAAGATATTTTCGCTTTGGAAATTTTCGGTAAGATGCTTAAGGATTTGAAGGAGTATATTAAGGAAAACAAAGCAGAATTATCCATATCTTCTACCAAGTGTCAGGAGATAACAAATTCTATTAACACATTAAAGACTCAATTCCACTCTCAGAAGAAACAGATTGAAGAAAAGGAAGAGAATCTTAAAAAAAGAAAGCTAGAAATTGAAGAAAACATATCTAGAGTTAAAGATGAAATGAAAGCTTTGGTGTTTGTTGAAAATTTTGATCTTGAAAAGGAATTAGAAAAATATCAAAAGGCTTTAGAAAATGTAGATTGTAAAATAAGTGACTGTAATATTTCTATTTCACATGATACAATGAATATCAAGGGACGAGAATCCCAAATAAAGGAATTAAATTCTATCGATTTTGGAAGTAAGTGTTCGAAATGTCGTCAAGATATCCCTCATAATTCAGATCATGTCAAAGATGAGTTGGAAGCGTGTGAACAATTATTAAAATCACATAATGAATCTTTAGAATTATCTAAAATAGAATTAGATAAAAATAAAAAATTAAAAGAGAAGATTAAAAACAAAATATCCGAATTGGAAAATTCTATTTTCCAAAATAAATTTAATCGTCAGAAGAATGATACCTTATACGACTCATTAAAACATTATGAGAAGAGTTTGGAAACTCTCAATGAAGATTTAAATGAGACGAATGTGGGACTACAGAATTTTGAAGATTTGATTACAGAAACAGAGGAGAGATTTAATACGGAATCAGAAAATCTTAAGGAATTAACACTAAAACAAGATGATTATGAATCTTGTAAATTCATTCTTGGAGAAGAAGGTATAAAATCCTTTATAATAAAAAGACTTCTGGGTATGTTAAACACTTCAATTCAGAAATATATCAATACTCTTGGTATGTCCATGAAATGTAAGTTTGACGAATACTTTGATGAACAAATGACAGATGATAGAGGATCAAAATTATGTTATTGGAGTTTTTCCGGGGGAGAACGTAAGACCATTGACATCGCATGTTCGTGGGCATTCAAGGATATTAAGAGAAAAATTTCAGGAATATCCTCTAATGTTGAGTTTCTTGATGAGATATTGGACTCCGCATTTGATGAACGTGGATTGGATTTATTGATTGAGGTAATAAAGGAGAGAATTGATAAGGATAAGCTCTCCTCATATGCCATATCCCATAGAAAAGAAACCATGAAGCATATTGATGGGGAAACTGTTAATCTTGAGAAGGAAAATAAAATAACAAGAAGGGTGTTATGACAGATGAATCATTTTAAGGACATGGTTAAAAAGATTCCTAAATGTTTATTAAATGAACACGGTAGCCTTTTTAGGCTTAATGTGAAAATTGTGGATGTGAGTGGGGATGTAAAGAAAACATTGAACATTTTATATGTGGTGTATGTTTTTCTTTGAAAGAAAGAGTGGTTTTAGAATTAAATTCGGAAAAATTTAATTAAACGAGAATCTGTTGTTGATGCAGGTTATTTGTTTGACTTTTATATCATGGAGAAGTAATTATTTTCAATGATAACTGTAAGTCCATTCGCAAAACCTTTTGCCGCACCTTTCGCTTCACCATTTGGACCATCCCAAATACCACAATTAGTGGAATCTCCACCACAAATAGAAAATAGATATATAAATTTTTTAGCTGGACGAGATGGATGCGCGCAGTATAGACGATCATTTGTAACGAATCATATCAATATGATAGGTCATGGTGATGTCACTGAATTAACTAAAATGGTTACGGAGAAGGGATTCTTCCACAATATCAAATGTATAAGCCTTCAAAGACAAGCCGCACCACACCAAAAGCAATTCATGGAATATTTAAAATCCATTCAACCCGAATTTGGATTTAAATTGATTTATGAAGTGGATGATGTTGTGTTCAGAGAAGAAATTCCAGACCATAATGCCTCCAAATTTGGATTTGATTCAGATGAAATACGTCAAAATTGTGTAGATATGATTAATATGGTTGATGAAGTTACTGTAACTTGTCAATATATGAAAGATCTATATATTGAGAAAACTGGACAACAAAAGGTCACGGTGGTTCCAAACTTTATGCCCCATTGGTGGATCGGCCATCAATATGATTATCGTAGAATATGTGACAATTTTGAAAAATTTAAGAAGAAACCAAGAGTTGTGTATGCTGGTTCTGGTGCTCACTTTGATGTTAAAAATAAGTCAGGTGGTCAAGATGACTTCACACATGTATTACAATTCATAATTGATAATAGACACAAATACCAGTTTGTATTCATTGGAGCATTTCCCCCAGCATTACATCCATATGTTCAATCAAAAGAAATTGAGTTTCATCCTTGGGTTAATTTATTAAATTATCCAAACTTTTTAGCATCGTTAAATGCTCAAGTATTCATTGCACCGTTAATGGATATACCTTTTAATAGAGCAAAGTCTGATATTAAATTTATAGAAGCTGCTCAATTAGGTATTCCATGTATCTGTCAGGACATGGTTACATATAGTTCTGCTCCCACATCATTAAGATTTAAAACTGCTGAAGAATTAGCAGAAAAAGTTGAAATGATTACTAATTGGAAGAATCGTTCCAAGTATTATAGTCTTGTTCCCGAGTTGAGAAAGATTGGAGAATCCAGATTCCTTGAACATCCACAAAATATCGGTTGCTTCTTGGAAGCGTTTGATACTCCTTGGGGATCAACGAAACGACATTATTTGAAGAAGTGGAACCCTTGACATTTTTTACAGGGGTGATACCATCCAGAAATGGAAACAATTGAAGAATTCAAGAAGGTTTGGGTTGAATATGGTATAACTAACTTTGAAACATATAAACAATTTCGTTCAGAATTATATAATAATGAAGAGTTTTGTAGTAAGTTTAAAAAAATAAACTATAAAAATTTTTGGAAAGCATCACATGAATTTTTTGGAACTGATCCAATAGCTAATAACGATGTCAAGTTATTAACTGATCTTAATATTAAGAAAATAGAAGATGCTAATAAAGTGAATTGGTCAATTGCCCATTATTCTGGTGTTTCAGGGTTAATGGATTTGTTTTTCATGAATGCAGAGTCTCGATGTATACATACAAATATTGCAGAAATTGGTGCGGGTTATGGTAGTATATTCGAATATCTAAAAACCAAAGACGCAAACACCTACGACTACACGGGATTTGATTTAATTTCGAGATTTGATGATTGTATTGAAGTGGAAGGAGAAGATGGAACCTTGAGTGATGAACAATTACAACTTTACAAAAATAAATTTAATCTAATATATTCGTTTAATGTGTTCCAACATTTAGAAAAATCTCAAATTGAAAAGTATATAAATCAATCATATGAGATATTAGATACTACGAATTTTAGCTCAATGATATTAGGAATATGTATAGGGGGTAAAACTTTCCATTATGGGCAAACTATTGAACTTCCAACCATCGATGAATTTTATAAAATGATAGAAGGGAAGTTCGTTCCCTGTAATGTATATAAAGCATTTAATAAAAACCAATTGGGATTACATCTATTTTATTTGGATACTGTAAAACAATAATTATGTATAGAAATTGTGTGTATAATTCGAAAAGTAAATCCATCCACCTCTGGACTTGGGATGCTCAAGGGAATAGAGTATTTCAAGAATTGGATTACAAACCATACCTATACTTGGAAAGTAAGAATGGTGATTCCAAATCCATTTATGGAACAACTTTAAAGAAACGAGAGTTTGAAACTCTTTGGGATCGAAATAAGTTTGTAAAAGAGTCTGGAATTAGGAGAATCTTCGAGAATCTTCCACCATATCAACAGTTTCTAATCGATAATTACTACCATTGTAATGAGGATGATGACTTTGGGAGTCATCCATTAAAGGTTTGTATAATAGACATTGAAAATCCCCATCCTGATAAAATGCCAGATGTGGAATTGGCTGATACGGTTATAAATCTTTTAACATGTTACGATTCTCTTGATAAAAAGTATACAGTCTTTGGTTTAAAGGCATATGATGCTGATAGAAACATGATTTACTTAAGAAATTCATAAAATATTTCTCAAATGATTATCCAGATGTATTATGTGGGTGGAATTCTTCAGGATATGACGTTCCTTACATTATAAACAGGATTACTTTTGAACTTGGAAAGGAATGGGCTGATAAATTATCACCTATGGGTAGGATCTATGAGAAAATAAATCCTACGGGTAAGTTTGGAATGCCAAGTAAAGAATATGTGATCGACGGAGTTTCATGTTTGGATTATATGGTTCTCTTCAAGAAGTTTGAAAGGGAGAAGCAAGAGTCATATAAATTAGATTACATTGCTGAACAGGAACTAGATGAAAATAAGGTAGAATATGAGGGAAGTCTTTGGAACTTATCGGTTAATGACTGGAAGAGGTATGTTGAGTATAATATACAGGACGTTGAACTTATATCTAAGCTGGATGTGAAACTTGACTATATATCATTGATTAGGTTCTTAGCAATTCAAGGACTTACTTCCCTAGAGGCTGCTGTTAAAACAGTTCCAGTTATTAATGGATCAATTGCTATCAAGTCTAGAGAAAGGGGTGAGTTTATTCCAACCTTTACTATGGGAGCCAAAAGAGAGGGTAAGAATCCCGGTGGATATGTTCAGGAAACAAAGGCTGGATTTGTTAAAAACATGGTATCATTTGATGCCAACTCCCTATATCCAAGTATAATGATTTCCCTAAACATTTCTCCAGAGACAAAGCTTGGAAAGATGGAGAGGAATGGCGATAAATTTAATATCCACCACATCTCTGGAAAAACATTTGAATTAGATAAAGCTAGTTTCGCAAAATATCTTAATGAGGAAAAGGCTGCTATTTCAAAATCTGGACACTTATTTTCTCAAAAGAAAAAGGGAATTATGGCCGAGTTCTTGGACAATCTCTACACGAAGAGAAAGGCTATGAAATATAAGGGATTCCAACTCTCTAAAAAATTGTTGGATGAAAAGGATACTCTTTCAAAAGAAGAGATATCTAAAATTAAATACGAGATTCAGAAGTGTGATACATTCCAAAACGCTTATAAGATCACACTAAATTCTGTATATGGATATACGGGAACCCCATATGCTGCTATGGCAGATGATGATATTGCTGCATCAGTAACTCTAACTGGACAAGCAGTTAATAAGAAAAATAAGGCTCTTTTTATCGAATGTTTAACTA